AGATTTGTATAAGATGTTTTCTCTGCTTGAGTCATGTTTGCTTCACCTGATGCATTTTTAAAATCAGATGATGTTACAAACACATCTGTACTACCTTGAATGTTTATGTTACCAAAACTCGCAGACATAGAATCTAAACTTCTTCCAGAATATGAAGTGTGAAATACGATTCCAAACTTCGCTTCATCTATCTTTTTTCCAATATCACTATCTTTTGGAACTGCATATACAATTGTATTTGGTTGAAACGCAATGCAAGTATCTCCACCAATATTTGCCTCATACTTGTCATCAGTAAATAAAAGATCTCCTTGCACAACATTTGATATTGAAAGTGTAGAGAGATATTTGTATGCGTCTTTAAGTTTTTCTGCAAGTTGCCCTGGCGGATACATACTTTCTACATCATTCTCAGAGTATGAAATCTTTGGATTAACTTTATTGAATACAGATTTAGTTCCAACAAAAAATCTACCGTTATCTGGATTGACACCACAAATTATTGCAGGCGCTCCATCCCATTTAACAGTAACACGAGCATCTGCACTACCTTGATCCAACATATCCCCAAGAGATCGAAGAAAAGCAACTGCCTCCTTACCACCCTGAGATCCGTCATTCAAGATATTGTCTTCTAAATGTTCAAGGTGAGTATTCTTCACCTCCCAACTCCTTTAAGCATTTCATCGCCTTGTTTAACTAGTTTGTTAAACTCTGGAGTTGTCGTTGCAAGAAATTGTGGCATTGAAAAGAAGTTCCCTTTATATCTTAACACAATGTCAAGTATTTTATACTTACCTTTTAACAAAGTGAAATTAACTCTCGCAGCACCTGTTCCTGTTTTAGTTTTATCAAAAACTAAACTCGCTGGAAGTTTTGCTAGATTTACCATTGTTATCATTATACTATGTAAACTTTTAGTATTTGCAGCAGAAACAGTTGGCATGAGTTTTGTACTTACTTGTCCTACACCTTCCACTAAATAAAATTCAAAATCACTTTTACCCCAAGTTTCCAATACATCATATAATTGCAATTTAAGAACTTTATTTAAAAGAGACTCAGCTATCATGTTACTAACTTTTGGATCACTCATCGCATCTAAAAAAGCTTGAAACAAAGGATTCACTTGATTCCCAGTGCTGTAAAGTTTTTGATTTACAAACTTTCTAAAATCCTCTCTTGTTTTAGATGGTAATCTTGAATTACCACCTCTTTCAATTTCATCAGTCCCTTTAAGATTAATCAAAGGTATATTCTCTGATTTGCCATCTGATTTAAGTCTTTTAACTTTAAGATTAAATATTTTATCGGCGTCTTGTTTTTTACTTGGATCAAGTTTAATTATATCAGAGGCTTTCATACCATTAGTTAAATCACCGAGCGGCCCACCAGGCATACAAGCTTCCTTAATTACGTTTGCATAAAAATTTTTTCTAATGTCATTGATTTTTGTTTCCAAATTTTTTAAATCTGTCCCTTGAAGAAAAGTAGAAAAAGAATTATTAATTAACGTTGGAGAAGCAGCAGCTGCTGAGGGTTTCTTTTTTAGAGATATTCCAACATAAGTATTTCCATATCTTAAAATAACATCTGAAGAATTATAATCTTTCATTCCAAAACTTTTTTCCGCAGGTAATTGAAACTGTCTTACGTCATCGTTCCATTTATTACCTGTTAAGTAAACAGCTTGTGGTATTCCAGATCTTATATTTCTTGTTCCTATAACTGCTGACATAGCAGCAGCCATATCATTATACAATTTAATATTAGGTGATTGTCCCTCTTTGACAGTAATTGCTGCTGATGCCTTTGTCTTTGTAGCATTACCTTGACCATCTAAAACTCCAGGCCCTTTAAAATTATTTACTACAACATCATATAATTTTACAAAATCCTCTTTACTTGTCGATGCTTTTTTTAAAGTTTTTGTATCGACAAGAGAGAGACCAGCATAAAATGCCTCCGATAACTCCATTTTATTAAACTAACTTTTTAAGTATTTATTATCTATTCAAAAAGTAATGATTTATAATTTCTATCTTTTCATGTGCTTGTGCAATGGCATTTATCTCACCGTCAATTGTTCCCATCACATCTGAGTGTTCACCAATACCCACAGGTTGATTCAGATATATCTCAACGTTCTGTTGATGTTTTGCAATCAAACCATTATAGTATGCAATCTGACTTTTTAGAATCTGGTCACGCAAGTTGATCATAAGTCTCCATCTAAACGATTTTCTGATTTGTAAACATCAAACTCTCCGCCTGGATATCTCTTCTTCAACTTCTCTACATTACCAGCAATTACATCATCTAGTGTGATGTTTAATGCCATACATGCTTGCATTACATACCACATAACGTCACCCAACTCAATAACAAGATGTTTTCTATTATCGTCGTTCCAAGGCTTACCTTGGAAAACCATCTTCTTAACGATCTCCATAAACTCACCACCCTCAGCACTGACACCAACAGCAGCAGTAAGAAGTCTGTGAATATTGGAACCCTGTCCGTCAAGGTCATCCAAACTTTCAACAAAAGATTGATAATCCCTACTGGGATCGGATGTGACACCATCCACGAATACAGCGTACTTAGAAAGGTCAACGGTATGATCTGTATAATTTATATTCGGTTGTTGATAGTTGTGAGTGTTGTAATCTCCAGACATTTTTAAAACTTAAACTCGGCAAATTTCTTTGTTGTTTTATCTTCTTCATTATACTCTGTCTCCTGTCCACTGTCAAGTAAATCATCTTGTGCAGATTGTTCACAATCATATAGTCTCATTTTTGTTCGATCAACTCCTATAACAAATCTTCTGTTATAAGTTGGATCATTATAACGATTCTTTAATTGTTTAACCATTATTTGACCCAACCCCTCAAGTTCCTCAGTACTAATAAGAGCAAACATAAGATCAGCAGTGGCAGGAAGACCGAAGGACTCAGATGTGTCAGTAAGATCGACATCACTAGAAGCAAAACCAGAACGAGTTGTCTGAGTCGCGGAGAAGATAGGTACATTAGCTTCAACTGCAAGACCCCTGAGCTCTTCAGCAATCGCCTTAATATAGGAATACGAGTTAACATTTGATCCAGCCCTGTAACGTGATGAAGCACATATGTTTAGATAATCTATGAATATTATATCAGGTTTAAATGACTTTTTCAAGGCAAGTTCATTCAACAATGCTTTGAAATGTCCTGAATGTGCAGAAGCAGTTGGATACTCTTTGATGATAAGTGAACCTTGAGTTTTCTTTGCAAGATTTGTAACTTTACTTTCAAAAATTGGTTTTGGTAAATCAACAATCTCTTGTATGTTTACGTTTAAAAGATTTGCATCAATTCTTTCTGCAATCTTTTCCTCTGCCATTTCTAATGTTATGTATAAAACGTTTTTACCTTCTAAAAGAACAGCACTAGCATGATGACACATAAACAAAGATTTACCGACGCCAGTGCCTGCAAGAGCGATATTGAGCGTTTTGTTCGGTAGACCTCCTTTTGTAATCTTATTAAAGTATTCAAGGTCGAATTGAATTCGACTTTCTTTTTTATTGTAGAGTTCGTATCTTTCTTCATAATCCTCTAAGTAATCGTGTCCTACATTGCGATTAAAAGAAACAGATAAAGCATCTGAAAGAATTGTTGGTATTGCATCTCGATTTTTCTTATCATCTTGTCCATCTGCAATCTTAATTGATTCCATTAATGCCAGATAGATCGCACGATCACGACACCATTTCTCTGTAGTGTCACTTAACCATTCAAAATCGCATTCAATATCTTCCAGTTCATTTATTGTTCCGTATATATTTTTGACTTCATCTTGAGTGATATCACGTCTGTCTTCAATCTCAATCTGGAGTACTTCTTTTGTAATTAAGCTATTGTACTCTGCAGCATATTTAGTAATATGTTGAAATACAATCTTTTCAGACCGATCATTGAAGTAATCAGGTTCAATAAAAGGTAGAACTTTTCTTAGATATTCTTCGTTATAAATTAAGTTTCTTAAGATAACTTTTTCAATACGATCCATTTAAACATAATGAAAGTAAGTGGTCAAAATATATTTTGTACCTGATTTAACTGGTAATCCAGCGTGAGGAAATGTCCATAGACTAGGGAAAACTAAAACTCTACCAGTTTGAGGATGAATCATCTTTCCATCAACAAACTCAGTTTCTCCTCCAGTAAAATTATCGTTGAGATAAACAAGAAAGGCAAGCCATCTTCTTGCAGATGCATAATCAGATACATCAATATGAGTGTCGAATGAGTCTCCAACATCATATTTTTTAATACGCATCTCTTCAAATCCATACTTATGAGGCAATAGATCATCATAGTATCCAATATCGGCAAGATACTTCATGCCTACTTCAGAAAACTTTTTATACAATCCAGTATATTCTGATATGTTACCTATATTTCTTTGATAGAAATTTGGTTTATGATCTCTTTCAATTCTTTCATTTTGTTCATCAACTAAACTAATCAGTTCTGAACATATTGACTCTGAAAGGAAATCATCATAGGTTTCAACGAAATCACTCTCCGTAACTAAATTCTTCATTCGATGCTTCTTCTAGTTTTTCCATTACTTCTTCCGTGAAATACTTATCAGGATCGGCCAGAATAGCAGAAGGATAAACGGAAGATTCACCAACAACAATTCGATTCCCCTTACGTTTGAAGACTCCATGCTTCTCACCCAATTCCAATAACCCATAATATCTATCGAGTCCGCGTTCGTCGTAATAAAGTCTAATCTCAACTTCTTTATTCTCCTTACTTAAACGTGATTTATGAGTCTTTGCCTTGATAATGTTTCCAACGACTTCCTTACCATCCTTTTCTTTTTTTCTGCTAAGATAGATGATTGTAGATGCTGCGTACTTGAGACCGCTGCCTCCACCCATTTCTTTTGTAGGGAAGTAAGAACCGATAACATCATAGGTGTGATTTGTGACTATTAGTGGAATATTTGCTTGACCAAGTTTGAGTGTGAGCATACGGAATGCACCTTTAACAAGTTGTGATTTGGTCATGTCACGAACTTGTTTATCATCTAGTGCATCTTTAATCTCTTTCTCTGTTGAAAGCATGCCTAATGAATCTAACACAAACATACAAGGTTTGCGATCTTCTTCAGTTGTCTTTAAGTATATATCTACGGCCTTGAGTGCCTTACTACGAAACTCTTCAATTGTTACAACATTCACAACAACCAACCGTGTCGTATCAATTCCACGAGACTCCAATAATCCTTTATTGACGGCTGCTTCAGTGTCAAAATAGAGACAATACCCATCAGGGTTAGTGTCCAGAAAGTTCTTGACAACAGCAAGCGAGAAATAAGTTTTACCAGTGGACGACTCACCAGCAATGGCAGTAATACGATTGCTGCTAACCCCGCCAAAAATAGACCCACTAATGAGTCCATTAAAAATGTAGGATCCTGTATCAATGAATCTTTCAGTCTCATCAATATCTGACGCAATCTGCGTATATTCATCTCCTATCTCTTTTACTATTTCTTTTAAAAAATCCATTATACAAAAAATGATTCAAGGTTTACAGTTCTCTCAGCCTGCCATCCAACGGAGTCGAGAATGATTTTCAGAGGTTCAAGGAACGACTTCTCAAATTGTAGATCATAATCTATATATTTGTCAAGGTTAAGTTCCTCTGGAAATTGTTGAATGAATGATATTACATTCTCTTGGATTGGGTTTGGTCTTTTGAGATAACAAAATTTAATCTTCTCACCATTATTAATCAAAGAATATTTTTGTGTAAGTTTATTCTTCTTGACATAATGATTGAAAAGAAGGGCGCCACGAGCATGAATCGGCGTTCCCTTTTCATAGATCGCATTGACACTCTTATATTTTTTCACATTACTCACCGTTCTTGGAAATGATATCTCCTCTGGTGGTAATGATCTAAACTTAGTTCGACAGTTTTCAATGAAGTCAATTACATCATCCTCTGTCTTTGTCATGATCAGTTTAAGAACATCTTTGATCATTTGACGACAAGGTGCAGGCGTCGAGGATTTGACTGCTTCAATACCCATCATCTTGAGTTTAGGTTCTGCATAACGAACACCTTCACTATCCCAGACATTCAAGATGTATCTTTTCTTGGCAGTCCAGATTCCACGATCAGCAATGTTCTCACGTTTCATAAACATCTTCTGCTCATAGGCATTGACGTACGAGGCCAACGCTTCGTAAGAACTCGAAATATATTTTTCAAATTCCATCTCACAGATCTTGTTAAGGAACCCAACAACATCCTCAGTAGTCTTCTTTCGTTCTTTGTATATAATCTCAACCAGAGGGCCAAGATGCAAATAGATAGAATCGGTATCAACAGCAATAACATAATCTTCATCCTTTGTTTTGAGTATTTTGTTTAGATAATTATTCATCCGATCTTCAATCCAACGGATTGAAACCTGACCAGACAAAGTAATCGCTTCTGCGTTTTCAAGTTTGTAATAACGAAAGTATTCGTTACCAATCGCACCATAAGCAGAGTTCAGTTGGATCTTACGAGCCATCTGAATATTGTTAAATGTTGCGATGTCTTTTACAAGTTTAGGATCTTTAGTGTCTTCATACTTCTGTTTTGCAGCAAGCATCTTCTTCTTGTAGATCGTTCTTTCTGTGTATATCTTCTCCATGATCTCTGGTAGAAATCCACGAATGTCGGTACGGAACATCGCACCATTGGCACACACAGCATTGTCTTTGTAAAGTTGGAAGTCTATCTCTTCATTAAGTATTCGGTCAACAGTCGCTGTTGGATGTTTGGTTTCAATGAGAGTTTCTGGGGAAATATTATATTGCATAATAAGATGTGGATATAGACTGTTAAGGTCAAAAGACACTACCCAGTCATACTTTCCAGGCTTCGGTTCCTTAACGTATGCCCCAGCATACTTCTGTGACTTTGATGTTCGTTTCTTTGGTGGTATGACAATGTTTTGTTTCTTGAGATAATTGTAAATGATAGTATCCCACATTCTCACTTGATAGTGAATGTCGATAAAATTTACTTTGGCATCAAATGCCATCGTAATTGCAAGTTCAATTAGTTTCAACTTATCTTCAAGTTTATCAACAAGTTGAACGTCAATAATATTGTATCGAACGAACTTATCCCAGTCTTTTGTATAGAACTCACGGAAGGTGTCATACTCATCATGATCAAGTTTCTTCTCACCTAACTCATAGTTGGCAATATAATCCAATCGATATGACTCTTGATTCGTATATGTAAATCTTTTATATAGATCAAGATAATCAAGTTGAGTGACACCACCAATATCATATGTGATGTTTTTACGACCACTAATATAAACTTCATCCTGAGATACAAGACCCCAAGGCGATAAGTCCTTCATGGACTTTTCACCAAGAATACGATTAATACGACCAGCAAGATATGGTATGTCATACATCTGAGAGTTCCAACCAGTAATTACTTCTGGTAGATTCTTTCTCCAGTATGCCAAGAATGAAGTGAGGAGATGAACTTCATCATTGCATAAAATATATGTTACATTAGGATCTTTATTTACAAAAGGTCTTGAACCAAAAGTAGTGACCTTCTTTGTTGCATAATCTTGGAGACTAATCAATAATAATTCTTCTGCAACATTCTCAACATCGGGGAAACCACTCTCTGCAGCAACCTCAATGTCAATCGTTACAAGACGAATCTTTTTGATATCAAACTGTATATGATCTTCTGGATATTTTTCTGAAATATATTGATAAACGTATCTATCATTACCATATATTTTAAAGTTCTCAACCTCATCATATTTCTTATAAAACTCACGACAATCTCTTACAAAGCCAGGTTGAATCGGTTCAACCGAATCACCCTCTAGTGTTTTATATTTTGTTTTTCTTTTAGACGGAACAAATAAAGTTGGTTTCCATTCTTCTCGATGTGTGATATGTTTTCCATTCTCATATCCACGAATCAAAAATTGATTACCTATGAGTTGTATATTGGTGTAAAATTTCACGAAGTCACTTTAGAATACTGTTCAAAAATCATAGGGCTAGGAGTGACAAGAGTTACAATCTTATCAGAATTAATCATCACCTCATTTTGTTCAGTATAGTCTTCCATCCACTTATGTAAAGCACCATCCTCAATTTTGTAAGGTTTTGTTAATTTACAATTTGGATCTCCGAACTCAGCAGCAATCTCTTCAATCTCTGATACTACTATCTCTTGACTAGACAACAACAGGACTTTGATTACCTTTGTTTCTTCCATCGATTTTCTCCTGATAAAGTTTCTTTAAGTTTTGCATTGGTTCAACCATTGTAATCACCCAATCAGCAGAACATGGTATTTTATTTTCTGCTGAAAGAGGAACCCAAGGATAAAAAGTAATTCCTACTTTTGAAGAGATTTCTTTTGTTGTGCCATGCTCACTTTCAACACCATTCTCTTCACTCAAAACTACAGGTTCTTCTGGTGAATACATTTTCACAATTAAAGGATCATGAAAAAAATATCCAATAACATCTTGTTCAGTTTTAATCTCTTTTACGTCAGCGATGATATCTTCACCTGACTTGAGCATTACTAATTTGACAGTCATCAACTATTTCCTTCAACTTCATCTTCTCTCCCATACCAACTAGAGGAATTGCAAGAGAATCTTGGATGAGTAAAAAATTCTCCATATGTAACATCTTCTTTAACATACTTTGTTAATTTTTTTTCCATAGTTCTAAAAATTTTATATCCATGAACATTGTCAGGATCACTCTCTGGTTCATCATCAGAAGGATCTTCCCCATTATCTCTATCTGTTTCAAAAAAACTATTTTGATATGGGATATCATTTTCTTGATTTAAATATTCAAGAGCTGATCTAAATGCTATAAGTTCCTCAGCAGTAAATACTTTCATTAAATCAGGATTCCATTGATTTAATTTTTCTCTTTCAATAAGTGTATCCCTTAATTCATGAGGAACAGGACTAGGAAAATCTGAATTTTCAATGTCAATAGTCATAATTTATCTTTCTTTAATTCTATTATAAAAGACCACTCAACAAAAGTCAAGTGGCCTATAATTTCTTAATGATTTATTTATAGGTAATCTTTACGAGCGTGATGTTCTGGAACTACTTTACCCAACTTAACGGTAAGAAGTCCATCCTCCAACGTGACATCTCTGATTTCAAAATCATCTGAGAGTGTCCAGGCTCTGTTGAAAGATCTCTGAGCCAATCCTTGATGGACATACTCGGATTCTGTCTCCTTATTTTTTTTCTTTCCTTCAACGAATAATTTTCCGTATTCAGTATAGACATGGACTTCCTCCTTTTTGAATCCAGCAAGTGCGATCTCTAAACGAGACTCAGAGTTATTTACCTGTATAAGATTGTAAGGTGGATAGTTTGTTATGGTCTCAGTAAAAAACTTATCGAAATAAGTATCCATACCGATACTGTTTTTTGTGATGCGATCCATTAAATCTCCTAGATCGGCAGCACGATACCTTTGT